AATATAACTGTATAATTTTCCCCTAACTTAAAAGCAGTTGCACTAATTACAACTGATGCGTTTGTTGGTATCGTATATTGGGTTGGCAAAAGTATTTGACCATTACGGTAAACTTGCACCACATTTACACCAGCTGGGACTAATGTGTCCGTTTGCGTCCATGTCAAAGTTGAGGAAGAAACATTTGTAAAATCTTGACGCGCGTAAAATCTGCCAGCCGTATCGACATAACTTTTTTTGGCATAAGGCAAAAGCATTGCCGCCGTATCGCTTATATTTACCTTTAAATCAATTCTATTACTTAATGATGTTGTATCAACTGTTGAGCCCGATGGTAATTGATTCCAAACATTGGAAGTAAAATCAAATGAATATAATTTTAGGTTAACGGTGTCAAGAATAACCCACGCATATTGATTTGAAACTGGTTGAATACTTGCGGTGTCGCTTAATGAACCCCTCCAAACCAATCCGTCGGCGGTGGTCTGGAAACCTAATCTTTGTTTATTTATATTAATTGGGAATTGACCGTAAAGGCTTATCGAAAGGAATAAAAAAAGAATTGAAGGTATTTGTTTTTTACCTCCAATCTTCTTTATTAAACTACTCCCGACTTTGATTAAAACCTCTTGTAATAATATTTCACCGACGCGCCCCAATGCCTTGAGGAATCGCCTTTCTTTTTTTGGTTTCTCTATCATAGCACAATGCCTAAAGTGTTGTAAATGTCTGTAATTTCTTCCTCGTGTTCATCGCAAGTCGAATCAGGGCAACCGATGGCGCTGGGAATAAAGGCGGTCAAAGGTGTTGAGTAATTGCAAAGCAAATCTTTAATCCTTTTCTTCTTTACGTCCAACCTTTGTAACAAAGTATCTTGATAAAATTTTAAACCATCAACCCCGACGTTTTGTCCGTATTCATTATCAAGGGTATATAAACCATTTGAGCCAAGTTGCATGACCATATAAGGCGAAGCTTCATATAAGACAGCATTGGCGCAAAAAGATTTTAATTGTTTGTCCCAAATGTCCTGATAAGAAGTTGATGTAAATGCGGTTGAACTTCCCTTGTCTGTAACCATTGAATCATATAAAGTTAAGCCAATGGCGGGAACAATCCAACGAAACTCGGCATCTTGAATATGTGGACTAATAAGGCTTTTATCAAGTCTTATATCGGCTGGTGTTGGACGTGCAACCCCTCCAGCTATTACTTCACTCGGTTGTATTAATTGGCTCATTGGTTGGGGTTGTTTGTTCTATTTCTACGGGTGCGTAACCCAATATTTCTCTTTTTTCATTCATCGAAAGGTTTTCTTCAACCTTGATTTCGCCCATGAAAGACACGGGCAAAGTGTTAGAAATACCAAACGATACGTCGGTGAATGCTGGATTATATAGCCCAATTTCTTTTAAGAACGGGTTAATAATCTTTGATAACAAAAGGTTTTGACGTGGCTTAATTACGGTGTTTTGCAAGTATTCCATCTCTTGCCGTATCTGTTGGTTTGTTCCAAGTTGCCCCGATGTTGCAAAACCAGCAAGGGACTTTGACCAACGATTAGCAACGACAATCGCTGAAGCTGCAAGATTCTGAAGGTTTAAAAATTCGCCTTCGCTTTCTTTTGAGGTTGGTATAAAATTTGCCTTTAATTTTTCATCTCGTAAAACTTGAACGAATAACTTGTGATTGTTTCCCATTCCTGTAAACTTTGATTCAATACCTTCAACAAGGCTCTTTGCCTCAACCGATGTCATTGAACCAAAGAATTGTAAAATACCCGATGGCATGAAGCCATTTTCAAACTTGCTTGTATTAAAACGCTGGATTCTGTATTCAATCTCAGCCCACATTTTCGCTCCTATCCACTCAGGTAAACCAAAGTAGAAATAACCAGCCGCGTATTGTTTGACGTGAATAATTGAACGCTCCGTACCGTCTTCTAATTTCTTGAACTCTGGGTAAATTGGTATTTCCCTAAACCCTTCTTTTTCGTAATATGTCCCCTCGGTTGTAAGTGGTACTTCTTCCCAGTTATCGTAAATGCCAACCGACCTTATAATCTGGTCAGCCTCTGCTTTCCTGATTCCAATGTTATAAACAGGAACGTGATAAATGTAGGTGAAAGGCTGAGAACCAACCTTTCCCCTTACAATTTCTGCAAAGCAATTTCCAAAAGCATCGTAATCAAAAGCCAATGAGCCAAGCACTTCTTGTAAGTTTTGTGCGTGCAAGTTAACTTGTCCAATAACTTCCTCAATCTCATTTAAAGAAATATCAGTTATTACCTCACCCTTCATCGAGGTTGTAAGTAGGGTGTTGGACTTTCCTTTCATTGGAATAAATCCATCACCTACAACCATATTTACTTTATCCTCAATGATACGCCGAAGCGTTGGGGAATTGTTTACAATGGCTATAAGACTTTTTAAAAAGTCATCTTTTTGAGTAAAGAATCTAACCCATTTAGCCCCTGTGAAATCAAGCCTTTCTCTGGAAGGTTCATTGAAAATATCCTCTTGCACCAACATGGTGTTTGAAGTATCCAAAGTAACGGAAGCCAATAAAGGGCTATTGTTTCTTTTTAAATTTCTGTTAGCCCTGTTCGGAACTGCTTGAATCGTCTTCTTTATTTGGCTCATAGATTGTTTTCTCAGGAGTAAAAATAACGTGTTGGCTAACAGATGTGGGGTTGACACTATGCCAACCCCTTAATTCTGCCTGTGTAAAATTTCCGATAGCCTTCTTTAGTATTCCCGCCTTTCCCGTTGGGTCAGCCCCTACGTAAATCATCAGTTTACTTTTATCCCTAACTATCATTTTTTATTAATCTAAGGCGTTCATCACTGTTTCGCCGTTAACAATAAATCTTGCTTTGTTCGTGGTACGGCAAGTTATCGTCAATGTTTCTTGATTTGAATCAGTAAACAAAGCACCAGATAAACCTTCAGCGCTTGTTAGCCTTGCTGGTCTTTTCTTTGCGCCAATCGTTTCCGCACCCCAAATCCAATAGTTGCCCGTATTTTCCACGTGAACACAAACCAATCCGCAAGCCTGTCCCGCCATGTCTTGAATTAAGTTTCTTAATTCTTGGTCACGGCAATTTATAATACCTACCAAGCTTTGCTCAACTGCAACCGACAAAGTGTCTGGGTCTTGTGTAACGGTTTCGGTAAATGCTCCCGAATTATCCCTAAATTCCACCTCGTAAAATACTGAGGCAGTTGATGACATTGTAATCGCTGTAACCGATGCACTTGAATTAGCAGTAAAACCAGTAACTTGATTCGCATTAGCGATATAAAGTTTACCGATACCACCCGCGCAAGTTCCATCGACGCATTGATTAAGCCATCCGCTTGTTATACTACTCATTTATTTTGGATTAGTAGCCTACGCTGATTAATGAATGGTGGATATAATTTACACCCATTTTAAAACGAGCCTTAATATACACCTTTTCGTCCTTCTGGTCATACCAAAGTTCCAAAGCCGTCTCAGGGCTTAACACGTCGGTTGCAATAACCTTATTTTGTGGCGTTGTATATTCAACATAGTGAGGCTTAGTTGTTCCTAAAGATGTTGCTATATCATCCCAACGATACTGAGGTATAACGGTTACGCCTCTAAAGGTAAATTGCTCAACTCCGTTAATCAACTGAAGTAAACCGTAATCACCGCCACCGCCGTTTTCGATATCTTCCCGTAACTGAGAATAAACGCTTTGAGTTACATTAAATACCTTTTGGTTAGCTGGTAACCCTTTTAACTGTAAAGGCGCTTGGTCATATACCGCACGAAGAATCGCGAAGCCATCACCATCCGCAAGGTCTGCACCTGAGCCTGTGTTAGTTCTTGGAATTAAATCATCGGCAACCAACTGCGGGTAATAAACAGTCCAAAATCCATCTAATGAATCAAAATTAGGATTGTTTGATGATTGAGAACCAAAGTAAGAAAGACGGGTAATATCATTTCTTATTGCCTGTTGTGTACGGGTCAATAAGATGTTTTCAATCAATGTTCCCGATACATCTGGAAGCCTTGTACCCGTTTTCAATAACTCTTCGAAAACTGTGTCTTCAAATTCGTCCCAGCACATTTCAAGGTCAACTTTCATTTTTTCAACGTCGATTGTACGCTGATAAATGTCAACCGAGCCAACGGGATTAAATCCACAACCCGAATATTTTCTTACAATATTCTCAAGGTCTTGGACAAATACCATTTTCTTTTTATTTGCGACGTTGCCAAGTACACGGAATTGACCGCGTAAATCGTCATCAAAAAAGACAGGCTCTAAAAATATATTGTTTGCCTCCGTACCTCTAAAGGATACGTCTAATTGGCTTATTTCAACTGATGCCATTTGTTTT